TAATTGCTGTCACAACAGTAGATGCAGTTGTACCCATTGCATTAGCTGTTACATCACCAAGCTCATCATGTAATTTCTTGATAGTATGACTTAGTGTATGAGTAGTTCCATGAATACCACTAATATTTTCTGAACCAATAACAGTTAGTATACTATTAATTGCATCTGTGTATGTATCACTATTAAATGTTCCTGCGTTAGCAGCATTAATAGAAGAACTAATTAAGCTTCGTTGTCCAAGATCATCTTGAAGTTCACGAATTGCATCTACAATATTACCTGAATCAAAGTCTGTAGCTGCGCCATCTGAATCATCAAGAGTTGCAATCTTATCTGATAAATCCGCAGTACCACCAACCAAAGCTGCTTTAAGTTCTAATAAAGCAGAAACTATATTGTCATCATTAAAGCCATAACTATTTGCAGGTTCTGAAAGTTTAAGTGTATCACCAATTGAAAGAGTTACTGCATTGTTTAATATTAAATTACCATTCGCATTTTTCTTAATGACTACAGTATCAGCAGGAACAACAGCATCTCCACCAGCAGCATCTGTAATTAAAGTAACAACATAACCAACATCAACTTTGCTATATGTTCCACTATTAACAGCAGAATTTGCGACTGGAGTAATATTTACTGTGATTGATGCACTAGCAGCACTCGCTGCAGTTGTTAGATGATTTACTGATGTGATAGGTGCAAATGCGTCAGTACTTAAACCAGTTACATCACCTAAGACACCTTGAATTTCTGTGATACCTTGGTGTAAGTTTGTTGCGCTATATCCAGCAGCATGTGCTAAACTACCGCTATTACTTGCATGAAAGGCAGTATCTAATTCAACAGCACCTGTAGCTGCAACGCCAAGTGCTAATATAGCTTTCTGTAAATCATCAGTACTAGCATTAAATACACTACCTGTTAAGTTTGCACCTGATGCACCTACGTCACCAATGTCTGTGTATATTTGATCAAGAGCTGATGTGATTGTATTATCAGTTCCGTTATCAATATCACTAATATCTGCAACACCAATAAAAGATTTAATTGCATTAATTGCAGTTGATATATCTCGTGGCTTATCCGCAACATTACCGAGATTAGCTGCACTTAAAGCTTTAACATCACCCATTTCATCATGAATAAAGTCAAGGACATCAACTAGGGTTGGAGCAACTATATTTGAAAATGTAAGTACTGTATCTGCTCCAATTGTGCCGCTAGGATTACTACTTAATACTAGAGCTGTACCATTAATAGATACTACAGTTCTAGCACTACCAACGTTGGTACCACTAACAAGTTGACCAGCTTTAATGGCAGGATTAGCTGCAGATAGCGTGATAGTTGTATCAGCATGGGCATTACCATCAGTTGATTGTGTTGTGTTTGGAATAGTTTTCCATTGTACAGTTTCACCAATTACAGTCATTAACTTTTGAAGAGTATCTGATACTGTTTGACTTCCTAGCAGTGTTACGTTATCATTTGAAGTTAGTGTAGAGTTACCTAAGTGTGTATCAATTGCAAGAATCTTTGAAGTAATATCTGCATGAGATCCAACATCTGTTCCAAGATTAGCCTCAGTGACATCACCAATCTCAGTATGAAGGCGTGCAATTGAATCAGTTATTTTTTCACCAGAAGTAACGCCAGATATATCAGTACTACCAATAAAACCCTTTATAGAAGTGATTGCTGCAGTAAGAGTAGATTGAGCATCTGCAGTTGCACCTAATGCAGCATCAGATAAATCGCTATCACCAATAAAGTCCATTATACTTTTAGTTGCATTACTAATCGTTATAACATTGGCTGGAACTAAATGAGTATTATTTGTAATGGTTGGTAATGTAGCATCACCAATCATATCTTGTAATGTATTTAATGTGGTAACTAAATCAGTTGTCGTAAGACTTTTTCTTGTAGTTGAACCAAAACCTGCTTGAACAGTATTTGTTCCAAGATCTTCAATTGTACCAATATCATCTTGTAATTCTAATGCAGCATCTACTAAGTTTGTATATTGAATACTTACAATATCACCTACCGTTAACGGTTGATTAAATTCAACAATTGTTCCAAATTCATTATTAGTTGCTGCTATTAAAGCTCCATTTGCTGGTATATGCGTTGCGGCAATCGTTCCAGTAGCTGCAACACCATCAGTTGTAGAGATCAGCTTTAAACTTGCGTTTAATGTACCTACAACATCATATAATAAAATACCACCATAAGTGCCTAAACCTTGAACTTGACTCGCTGAAATAAATCTAATTTTAGCAGAAAAAGTAGTAGCATTAGAAGCTGAAGTAACAGCCTCATTAGCTGTTTGATATATTGTTTCGCCTTCAGTATATGAAATTGGTATGGCGGGAGCACTACTTATAAAGTTTAATTGTGTGGTGATGTTTGGAATATGATAACCTAGCGCACTAGTATAATTTTGTGGTAATGAAGATCCACCATTAAGATATGTATTATTAGATGCTTGTCTATAAATTCTAGCGCTAGTAAAGCTACTTGAACCTATAATTAATCTTGCAAGATTACTTGCAGCTATATTAGTACTAACACTAGAAGATAAAGCAATAGCAATACTAGGATCAAACGTTCCTTTAGTACTAGACACTAATGCTTTAGTAGTGGATATCGACACGACTAAACAACTAAATGTTATATTACTTTGTCCGTCTTGCTGAGTTAAAAATGCACCTGGAACAATTGTTGCAGGGATAGCAGTCAAGTTTCGAAAGATAATATAACCACCAGTGTTATCAATCGATTCTCCTGGAAGATATTCTAAGCGTAGACTTAAGTCACGATATAAATAATCGCCTGCTGCTGCAGTAAAAGTTTTTATCTGATCACCGAATCTTCCATCAATATCAAGTGCTCGTTCAACAGACAATGCATTAGCTTTATTATTACTAGCAATTGGACCTGTATCAAATGAAGTTTTATTTGTAGATTTTCTCCATTGTTCGAACGTTGCGCTCTTTTCTACTCGTGTTTCTGTATTTTTTGCCATTATTTACTCACCAGTTGTTTTAATAAGTTTTTAATTTCCTCAACATCACTTTCAAGTTTATTAATCTTTAAAGATTGTTGAGCATCTAATTTGTTTTTTTCTATTTGCGCAAGGCGTGCCATATATGCACTTTCATTAGTATTTATAATAGCATTAGAGTTAGTATCACGAACAAGATCCGGCTGAGTATCAACCTGCAAAATATCGATATTGTCTGTTTGTTTCTTTTTTCTAGGCATAATTTTATGTCGCTGCTATGGCCCTAAAGGCTCCTACTTCTGGTACATTAGATGAGTTCTTAGAAACAAGAACGATTTTAAATACAAAAAACGTAAACGATTGTGTTGGAGTAATATTCCATTCCACATCAACTGGACCTAGATCATCTTCTTCAATTTGACCACCATCTGGCGTAGCATAAGTCCAATCAATAGTATCAAAATCTAAATCAGATTGATCATTAGATAGAGCTTTATAATACAAATAGATATCAGAATCTGTAGGTTTTGAAACATTGGCCATAACCCGTAGTACTGAGGCTGGATCATTTAATGTTACAGTTTTTGTAATATAACTATTTATATCAGATGTTCCACCGGTACCTGTATTTGCTTTAAAGTTTCTTCCATCAGTTGTATTATTATAGTAACTATCCTGAGTAGATGAAGTACTAGTAATCTTATTTCCGCTATTATTATAGTAGAAATTAGCAGTAGAACCATCAGGTTTATATTGCTGATATGCAGAGGCATCATTCGTTCTATTTGAAATAGCGAATATTCCAGATCGATCATCATCAATAATCGGACTTAAGAAGTTACTACTACTTGTAAACTTAACTGATACCGCTAATGACTTTGATCCAAATGTAGACGCACTACCATTTGGAATTTGATTAGAAGTATTCTGCATAGCAGCTTCATTTGTAGCATTAGCCACAACCATAGGTACACCAATTTCATTTGTACTATTAATCATTACTGGCATATTAGTTACTTTAGAATAATTCATATTTTGGCCAGCAATTACATCAGCGCCATCAATTGATTTACCAGTTCTTCCTTCAAGTACAGCTGACAGCGATGTATCAGGAATTTCAAGTACTTCATTTTTGACATATATAGAATTATATTGTAGTTGATCTAAGGCTGTAATATCTGAACCACCACCGACTGATCCACCATGAGTTGTAGCAGTACCAGTATGAGTAAAGCAATATGAATCATGTTCAATATCATGAACATAAAAGCCAGCTGGTGCGTTTACTACTGAAGAAGTTAAACCGTTTTCTCCAGATGGATATCCAGTGAATACAACTTTATTCATTAAACCACTTTGAGTAGCTCCGGTTTGAGGTCCACATTGCATACCGTGATTAGGATGATTTACTCGAATAATATTTGCTGTTAAATATGTGAATGGATTTTCAGGTAACTCATCATATGGCATATCAAGGTTTACAAAATTAGCAGTACATGCTGCATCATCCATATTAGTTTCGCCATTAATAGCAAATTTACATCTTAAAAGTTCAAACTTGAGATCTTTATTTTGTTCAGGACTCCAAGTAGAAGCATTTTGCGATGTAAAGAACACACCGTTATATGGTTGTTTATTAATTCTGTGAGTAGGATTTAATACATCCTTTTGCCCTTGTTCTGCAATCCATACACTGTATGCATCAGACTGAGATATTAATACGATAGCGTACTCAGTATCTTCGCTTAGATATACCGGATAATCAAAATTCAAAGTAGTAGCTAAACTACCATTATTACTCGTAGCAATGCTTCCAGGATAAACTACTAAATCTGTTCCAGGAACTACTTTCTGAGTTGGTATACCATTTTCAACTTCACGAATTGAAACGTTAAGTGGAATAGTTGAATCTTCGTTTGCGACATATATTTTAATTTGCCCTAAGAATACTCCACCTGGTTGGTCAATTAAGAAAGTTTGAGCTAATGGATCAACCCATTTAGTAGTAGTCCTTGTTTCGATTATTCTACGTTCTGTTATTCTATTATTACTAACCTCACGTGTCACTACACTAGGAATACGTGTACTTAATATATTCCTTTGTTTATGATCTATAACACCAGTTGCTGTATAATTAGCCTGAGAGAACGTTGTTTCAGTATCTTCATCGTTTTTAGCACTATCTGAAAGTCTAAACGTATGTGTACCAGTCTTAAATCGTAACTTACTATTGTTTGGAATTAAAAAATAGCCAGATAATTGTCCTGCAGCATTAGTAACTAAATCACCAGCAGCCTGATTACTAAAAACTCCAGTAGATGGAAAGGTATACCAAAGACTTCGTCGACGACCAAAAATACGAGCACGATCAGTTCTACTTGACCATCTAACAAACCCACTGCCACCGGCTTTTCGACAATACGCTGATACGTTAATGTCATCAAAGAATGGATATACTTTGGTGTTTGGCTTCATTAATTGCGCATTAAATGCAACGATTCTAGATCGCATAAACGGGATAAACGAAGTTGAAACTACCTTATTGCTAATAACCTCACGTCGAGTACTTATTCTAATTGTCTTATTAATACCAGTTCTAGATTGACCTTGACGTATGTCAGTAGCACGTCGCCAAGTAGTATGTTCTAATTGGCCCCATTGTCGGCCTGCTGCCGTTAGCTGCGCTCGTGTTTGACGCTGTCTAGTCGATCCCATATTTACCCAGGCCTGACTTTGTTTCGCGTGAATTATACCTTTCACATGTCGTTTAAACACGTTACCTGTACCGCCCTTTCGAGCTCCAACCCAATCAGTTTCCCAATTATTCCAAACAGTACCTATAGTATTTTCTGCATGAATTTTTGATAGTAACGTATTGTATACACCTTCGTTGTCGCGTACTATGTCTGGGCGCTGGCGAGTTTCTCTCCAAAAATCCGATGAAGGAGATAATTCTAATGTACCTGCCCATGAAAATATATTATATGGATTAACAGGTATAATTGTTGATGCATACGATTGTTTAATTAACGATTCATATGTATATGGTAATGTGTAAATGCCATTTGTATTTACGATTCTAGAACCGAAGTTGCCATCGCTTGAGACAGCAGTACCAACTCCGCCAGTTGGAGCATCATTGGTAGCTCGACCCATTTCAACACTTTCTACTGCAGTATGTGGTCTGATTTTACCAGCTTCTTTATCAACTGCAATCAAGTAATCAGGATGATTTACATCACCATTTTGGTGACCTGAAAATGTATCAACAAACATACCATTTTTAAATCTTTGTGAACCAGAATCTTCCATGTGTTCGTTTGAAGTTTGGTTCTCTAATAAGTTTAATGAAGTATAGTATTCTAAAGAGTCGACTCTACTTTCAATAGATCCAATATCTTCCATCGTATAGCGTTTAAAATTAAAAGCTTCTACATCGAAAAAGCCAGCTAACGTTGGCATATACGGACCTAACTCTAATGTAGCAATTGTCATACTGTCTGCTATATCATCAGGAGCAACAGGAACTGTAGCAGGTAAACCAGAAACTACTTTATAATTACCACCTTTATCTAAGATAATTTTATCAACACGACCTAAGTAATAATTCAAATCGAGTATAATATTCGAATTTGGTTTTATCATAGTAGGTAGTTCTGAAGATGGAGCATCACCAGTAAAAAATTCATTACCTAATAATACATCACCACTTGATGCTTTTATTGGTCTAAAATCAATAGAATCTCTAAGCTCAAGAGTACCAGCAAACGATTGGAATACACCAATTTCGTCATAATATGCAGAAGGATATGAATCAGCTACAAAGTAATCTCCAGCAGAGTGATTATAATATGTGTATTTGACAATTATAGAACCCGCTGGTAAACTGCTTAATGGTACAAGTGCACCTTCTTGGTAAAAGTTTGGCCTTTGACCATTATCTAAAGAAAACTGAGAAGCGATATTAGTATCAAATGTTAACGTAGCACCATTCGCAGGAACTTCGGTGAGAGCTTCTTGTAACGTGATAACATCAGTAGTTGTATTTACTGATTCTACTAATCCGAATATTTTAGGAGCAGACGCTCCAGCAGAAGCTAGGCTTGCATCAGCTAAACTTACAACCATACCAGCACGAATAGCTGTAGTATCAACAGCTGCCATTTGTATTGTATATGCACCAACTGTTCCTACTGCTGAAGCATGTGCGGCAAGAGATACACGTTTTGCACCATCATATATTGATAATACCTTTTTAATATCAGCTTTACCTAAGAGAACATTATTTGAACCATCATATGCTATAGTCTTTTCTGTTTGAAAAACGTGTGCTTTATTTTTACGTACACTTGATGTTCCAGAACGTTCTATTGTTGCAATAAGCTGTATGTTTTCTGATGCACTAGATAAAGTTACTTTAATATGATTGTTGTCAGCATCATATACAGCTTCTACAGCCGATGCTAATATAGGTGCAGCACCAGCTCGAGAGATATAGCAATGTCCATCGAAGATAAACTTCTCATCATCTTCAATATCAAAAGTTATTTCAGTACCAGTCTTATCACCCGAGAACTTTTTACGAACTAAATATTCTGGTTTTACTGATCCTGCTGCTACGTCTTTAACACCTGATACTGGTAATGGATATACCAATTGGTTATTACCAGTATCATATAAGTTTCCGTCTACTGTTGCTTTGAAAGCATTTTCAGCAGTAGTACCACCACCTGCATCTACTTGATTGATAAGTGTAACGTCACTTAATAGTGTTTCGTTAGTCCCAGTACCATTAATTTTTATATCGTATGCATATAGTCGAACGTTTGATGAATCATGGAATGCTAAATCTCTTATACGACATGTACCCATACCAAGTACGGCACCACTTAATACCATAGACGTAGCAGTATTACCACCTAAAGCTGCAGCATTATTTGTAATAGTTATTACTGTATCAGCAGCGTAACCTGTACCAGCCTTTGTCACTTCGACAGTAGTTGATCCGGCAGCATCTGTCGTAAGTCTTAATTCTAATCCACTACCGTTAGTTCCAGCAGTTACTGTTACACCAGCTGTTACACCTTCAGTAACCAATATACTTCTTTCAGTACGACCAGAAACAGTAGGGTTTGTCATAGCACCAAAATGACAAATTCCATCGTCGCCTGCTGCATGCTGTAGTGTTGCAACAGTGTGGGTATTTACATTAGGCATTCCGTCGACAGAAGAAAGTGCAGCTTTAAAATAATTACCTAAGGGTAGATTTATGTTTAACTGTTCTGTAGATTCTTGGTGAGCAGCATCACGCGTTTTTATAATTTTAATGTATTCAGGGGCGATATGTTCAAATCGTCTACCTTGTAAGTATGCAATATTTGGTTGTATACCAAATGCGATATGACCAGCTGAGCCATCAATACGACCACCAGAAGCTGGATATATTCCACCATTACCTTCTCCGTTATCTAGATGCTCTCGTATATCAAAGCTAAACGGTCGTAAAGTATAGTTTCCAGATTCTTCAAATGTTCTTCGAGCCAACTTATTATCAAATTCTGTACTAGTTTTTTGTACAATCGATTCACTATTTGATTGTGGAATACCGAGTGTGAGACCAGACAATTGAATAAAGTTAGCATATATACTATTCGATGATGCTGTTTTAACTAGAGTAACAGATATTTTGTATCGATCTGCACCAGGAGCAGATGCGTTTGGATATCCTGTAGCATTATCTAATAATGTATTATCACTAATCGAACCTACAACACTTTCTACAACATTTAATCCAATAAGAGTTGTAGGAGTTCCAGAATACTTTTCTAATATTAATGACTGCTCAGCAACATATACGAATGTTCCAGATATAAAATATGAACCTTCTTCAATATAAGCAATCGAACCTTTACCAATCATTTCAGTAATTGCTGATGCACCATCTGCGTTATTCCCACCTGGAGTAGATCCAACATATTCTGCACTAGTTGCGTTACCTGCAGTTAAACCGCCAACTCGAACTTTACGAGTAGTAGATCCAGTGCCGGCCGGAGCCGTTGTAGTTGTAAGAACTTCACCAGCAGCAAACTTAGTAGTACCAGCTACATCAGCATCTACCGTAGCTGAACTCTTAGTATACTTAACGTATAAAGTAATTGCATCGCCTGAATTGTTATCTAAAATACCAGTTTTAGTAGTGTCATTTGCATCAACACCAGCTGATGTTATAACTTGTACAACTCGTGCTTCGTGACCAGTTGAACTTACAATTGTGCAACCTTTTAAATCTGCTAGGTATGAAGACGTAGTATAAGCCGTTCCAGCGCTAACGAATACATCTTCAACTTTAATATAATCGTAATCAATATCAATGCTAAGATTGGCTCCAGTAACTCGTGCACCGTCTACAAAAGAATACTGACCTTGATAGTCAATTTGTCTTTGTAAATTCGTTTGCATCTGAGTAAGCTCACGGGCTTGTACTGAGACGCCTGGCTTATACAATACTCTATGATAATTTTTAGTTTCATCAAAATCGTCAAACGCGTATTCAGAAAATGTATTGGTTATTCTTGAAAGTGCCATATTTTATTTCTCTTTTAAAATTCTATAATTAATTTAACGTCTTCAATCTGTGAACTACTTCGTTGAATTGGATCTCTGTTTTCTAGGAATAAGATCTCACCAGAACCAGTATCAAACTCTGCATCAATATTAAATGATGAACCAAGTAAGGCAATTGCATTGCCTGATAGGTCGATAGCAGTAGTACCAACATCTGCTGTTATAGCTTCACTTGCTACGAATGTACCATATCCAGTATTTGCATTTTGATGATAGTATATATATTCATTCTGAGTATCAACTGCAACAACATAAGCTTTAGCTCCACCTGCCCCTGTAATAATAGGATCTCCTGTCAACGCTGCGGTATTAAGCAGATCTAAACCGCCACTTGAGCCAGTTGACGCTTTTAAGTATGGTGTACCATTCAATGTTGTAGAGTCTAATTTAAGGCCTGTACTACTTAATGGATTCTTAAGTAATAAAATTTGACGAAAATCCTGAGTATTAACGATATCGGCCGAATCAGTAGCACCACTTATTTGTGCATTAATTGCGATATAAAAACCACCAAGTTCTTGTACAGGATTCGTACCATGCCCTGCACCTGGCGCAATTACAGCTCGAGCAACCGCACCACTACCACCACCACCAACAACATTTACGTTAGCTACAGTATAATTAACACCAGCAACACCACTATCATCTCTAACATAGTATGATAAATTTGAGACTGCATCACTGTTAAGAGTAATCGTCGATGAAAAAGTAGCTCCAGTACCGTCGCCAGCAATAGTAATAGTTGGGCTGCTTGTGTAGCCACTGCCGAAAGATGCGGTTGAACCTTTTAAATCAGATCCAATAACTATTCTTTCAATACCACCAGCAGTAGCTGAAGCCCTTGAAGCTTTTTGCACTTGCTGCTGTGGGTATAAAACGTTTGTTGTTTCAAAATCACTAAAAGTAACAACAACATTCGTCGTAGCTGTAGCAATATTGCTAGAAAGAGTTATTTTAGTACCATCAATTGCTGTAATTTTAGGTGATCCAGTTAATGTAATATTGGTATTATTTTCATGATAGGCATCAGTTGTTAATGCTTGCATTCCTACCAATAGATCTGGATTTTCTTCTGATATAAAAATAGTAGTTGCTGCACTTGTAGTAGATGGTACAGTTACTTGAACCTTTTCAGGTAAATTTTTAACTGGCATATATGAAGTAGTTAAGAATCTTTCCGAATCTGCAGCTAAGATAGTATACATGTATTTCCACACATAATTATCAACAGTTTTAAATGGATCGGTTTGTGTTTTTGTTGGAACATCAGAAACGGCAGTACCAGGAGAAAATAAACATTTATAAACTTTAAAATCTGGAGTAAGACAATAGAATGCTCGTTCGAAAATATCAACATCGTTCGAATCCCAAGCTACAAACGTTTCCTGTGCAGCCCAGTTATAACGAGGACAAACGTGTGATATATCACTATTAGAAATTATCTTAAGACCTAGTAGGTTTGCTCTAGCTTGGTTAACACCATCAATGGTATCAGTTGGAATAGCAGGAGTGCCATCGACTGTACTAGTAAGAGTATTACTCCATGCACTTGGTTTTCCTAATCCTAAGTATACGTTACTTCCAGGTGATGTAACATCCTCTTTAAAATTTTGTGCATTCAGTGAACGAAAATTTGATGAGACGATTGCAGCCATGATTTTATCCTATATATTTGATGAATATTCGCTAGCACTAAATTGGCTGAGTCGAATTTGTTATATCAGTATCTATTGTTGTTTGAATGTTATGTTTATTTATATTAGTTGGAACAGTGTTACTGGTGAATCCTTGCATATTTTGTATTTGAATGTCACTAAAATCTCTAAGGTTATAATTACCATTAAACTTCTTAGGTCCATGTAAAAACGGATTTTGTCCATATTGCTTACGGAAAAAATAATTATTCTTTTCTTGTGTTCTTGTCATATGTAAATTCGAATTTGCGACAACAGTATTATCAAGAACATTTGATGGAATAATTTTCTTATGCATCCTCAGAGGAACCCGTTTTTCTTTATTAGGATTACTCGTAATTGTTACTCTAGGATTATTTATATAGCCAAGACCAGGTGCAGTTATGATATATCCAGCAATACGCATATCTGTAGCAGTACCATTACCAGATCCTACACCTGTTGCATTGAAAATTGTACCAACCGTACTATTAGGTGCACCAATCGATGACCAATTGGTATTACCTGCTGCGGTGATTCTATATTCATTGCCAACAACGAAGCTTCCGGCAGTTATACTTGTATATGTAAAGTTGGCCGCTGCTTGAACATTTGTTGGTGATAAATTATTTTGAGCATCTCTTGAGTTAGGAGCTCCAATGAGAATCTCAGGTAACGTTGTGTATTTCTTTGTTCCAAATGATGAGAATATTAATCCTAACGACGTAGAATTAGCAGCACCAATTGCAGTAGCTGCTCCTGAATTTCCAGCCTGTGCTAGTGTTTGTACAGCAATCGTAGCAGTTGTTATATTGTAATCTTCACCACCATTAGTGATTGTTATAGTATTGATTTCACCTCTTGAATTTACAGTACATGTCGCTGCAGCATTTGAATCACCTCCAGTAAATGAGATCGTTGGAGGATTATTAGCAGCCGTATCATAACCAGATCCTGCATCAGCAATAGATATACCAGTGATTGTGCCATCATCATCAACAGAGGTTATTGCAAACTTGGCATCTTTATTTGGTACGGCAATACCAACTGGACCGAATAAAGAAGCAATTGCTTCAATCAATAAACCAATGTCTTCTATACCGATATATCCTGGCTGAATTCCTGGCATTGAAGAAAATGTTTTTCGAAACGCTGGTGATGCACTATATGCAGTAATTGGTAAGTTATTTACTGTTACTTCACGACGGTTATCACCTAATATATCACGAACTAACTTAGTAATAATTAGAATCTCACCAAAGAATTTAAATCCTGCAGGGTGTACTAACTTGTTATAAATGTCTTTCCACTGAGAAATATTTCTTGGAGCTTTGATTACGTATGAGAATTTTTGATAAAAATCTGAATCTTGTATTTTTTGATTAGCCGATAGGTGACCCTTTTGATCTAGGTATGATCCATCTTGTAGAGGCTTATTTAAAGTTATAACTTTACCATTGTTCGAACCTGACCCATCGAGTACATCAGGTTGACCAACTACTAGATAATACTTATCATCCTTAGATAATGCAAACGTTTCACCAAATTTATCTTCGACATTAGATGATGCTGATTTGTTTGTTGCAGAAGGTCTATCGTTCCAAAAACCATCAACTCTTTCATACTGATAAATTAAACCAATTTGACCTGATGCTGTCACAACACCTGGATCTGAAATAATTAAATTATCATCGTTGATTTGCAAGAAGGAACCATACAGTCCGGAATTTCGATTGGCTACTGTAGGCGGAGTAAAATTATTTGTTTTAATCCAATCAATTTGATTATCCAAAGATTCAGATCTTCTATATAAACAAACTTCTGCACTAATAGATGAACCCTTTAGCTTGCTCACGGCCAGTACGATATCATCATTTATTGATGATCGTGTTAGATCAACTGCATGACCATAGTATTGATCTAAAGTTTCTTGTTCCGGCAGTATGAATTTTTCTAAAGCATACTGGCCATCACTTTGCTTTTTATATAATGCTACTGCACCAGACTTTGATATGTTATTACCATAATACGAAAATCCAACTGCTAAGTATTCATCTAAGAAAGCAAATGTTTTTCCTCCAGCCCAAGGGCCGCCAAATTTGCTTGAGTTGCTTGTAACTCCACTTGGAAACATAACTGGAGATGCTTGTAGCTTTTGTTGTAATTGCCAAGTAGATCCAGTTTGCTTATAAATGTATACTGATCCTGTCGGTAAAGTATTACCTGATACCGTTTCGCTATTCGCTTCATCAGGTGCGCCGACAGCCATATAAGCTGCACCACTAGCATCATGGTATAATTCGAGCTGTCGACCAAAGTCTGATTGATCATCAGCACCAATATTTTTCTCTAATTTTGATATAAAGGCCCAATCAAGTGTACCATCATTTTTAACGTATCTTTCCCACACTTCAACAAAGCTAGTGGCTTTTGATGGCGATAAGCAAGAGATTGCAGCAACATCCTTTGATACTCTAGTTGCTATACCAAATCTGTTATTAACTGCTGCAGTGGCGTTTGGACCAAAGGCTTTTTGTTCGACCCAAGTGTTACCAACTGTTGTAGTATATACATAAGCCTTACCGTTATTACTTGCACCAGTATCCTCGAATGGTGCACCAACAATCATCGTATCACCATCTACATCGATCGACCGACCGAAACAGTCACCAGCACTACCACCACTTCCATTAATAGTATTTGTTACATTGTAATTATCTAATCGAGTTGAAGTTGTATCCCATTTTCCTTCAGAAGGTTTTAATGTATTATTCCATGGAAATTCAACTTCAATTTCTTCATCACCAAAAAAGAGTTTAAAGAATGTATTAATAGAATCATTTGATCCTCTAATTCTATAAAAATCTACGATCTTTTGATATAGTGCACGCTTATCAACGTTTAAGTCCTTAGAGATAGCTGGAGCTATTTCTTTTTGCATCTGATCTAAGAATTCTTCATCCGCAAGGTTTATATTTAAAGAATCTTCAATTGTATTTAAACGATACGAGGGATTGCCTTCTACGTAATATTGTAGAAGCGTAACCATTTTTATTTTTTTATTGTTTAATCGTGATGGAAGATTTCGAATAATTGCAGTTTTACCAATATTGATATCATCAGCTAACTGTCCTGGCAAATTATTACCATTAGTGATCAAAATATCACTAACATTAATATCAATTGAAATAGTAGGAGAGATCATCTCTTGTACAACAATATCACCAGCACTTATTGCAATACCGGTATTTGTTGCAACGAATGTAAATCCTAAGTCATACGCAGTTTCAACATAGTCTTCACCAATAATTAAATCAATATCAGTCTTTATATCTGAAGCTGATTGAGTACCTAAACTTGTAATAGTATATGTTGTACCAATAACTAATACTGCCGTGCCAGCTAATGTAATGTCAACTAAAGAAGGTATTGCTGTAGTTGTTCCAGTACCAACATTTAATTCAACATCATCTTCATCAAAAAACCTAGCGTTTTTTACTAGATCCCCTACGAAGAATTTATTGTTCTTTATTTCTGGATCTAGAATTCTGAATGTCGCTGTTTGATCGATTACTACATCTTCTAAAGTAACTTCATCTTTGTATAAGAATTCCTCTAGGTTCATAAACTGATAATATGATTCAAGCAACTTACGTATACCACCAGAATCATTTCCATCTTCTGAATAGTTTAATATTTCCGAAGGAATAATTTCTGATAGACGTATATCTTCTTTAGATCTTGATTTAGTTGATCCACTTAAATCATATTGTTCTAATCCAGAGTTTGAATCATTAAACGTTATAATAGTATTAGCTGCAATGGTTTGAGGCTGATCGATTGTAATCGTAAGACCATCTGTACTAATTGCACTAATTTTTGGTGCACCAGTTATTCCAGCTCCTGATAACACTTGACCAATATGTATATCAATAATAGCAGTTGTTTCGAAAACCGATTCAGTACTCGATAGAGAAACTGCTTCCTCTTTTAAAACTATAGTATTATCGTTAACAATAGCGGCTGCAATTTCTCCACGCATTGTAGTATCAAAATTAACTTTTGTTGTTATTTTTTCTAAATAGCCAGTAGAAAACGAATTTAGATTTTTTATACTTTTAGTTGCCATATATTATCTGAACCTTGATGTTGTTGTATAATCAATAGCACCCGATGGGCCAGAGAATGCGATATTATCAATAGAACCTGTTACGAAGATACGTGAAGATTCAATATTAATGATCTGATTTCGTTTTGGTGCAAGATCTAAAGAATTTGGAATAAGAGTAATTCGAATTATATTAGAATTATCAGGAGCAAAATTATTTAATGTTACTACACCTGTCGCAGCATTAATTAAACCAACATTAGGCTCAACGATTGTATCAACACCATCGACGACTTTATAAATCATAATAGTACGATTCCTGCTATTTTCAATAGCGTAATCACCAAACCTATGAGAAACTCCTCCGATAGAGATCTCATTACTACTGATATTATAGCTAGTATTTCCTTCAATAAAAAAGTTTCCAACAAAAGTAAGAGTAAAATTATTATTCGATCTTATAACAGAAGGAGTAATAGTTTTAAACATATGAGGTCGAATCGTTGAACTAGTAATAGCAGGATCGGAATTATCGATAAGACCTAATAATTCTGAGTGTCTAAACACACCATCAAACTTGTTTAACTGATTAAAGTTATAATCTAAGACTGTATCTTTAACTAATGATTCAATCGATTCCTTTGAACGACTTGTTAATGCTGGATTATATTTAAACAATATATCTAATTCGACATCTGTAAATTCTGGATCTACAATTTCCGGAGTAACTGATACAATGTTCTTTTGTGCAAGTATACTTTTAACTTCAATTTTTTCGTTATCTGTAAGTGCTACACCAATCAGAGGCTTGACACTTATATAGGCTTTTCCAAAATCAGGAATAACTTGATCTTCTCCACCCCAAGTAGAGATACTCTCAATATTTGCAAAGTTACGCTGAATGATAGCACCATAATCTTGAGAAGTTACAGCTCTATCCTGTGCTTGGAAAGTAATAGGTGCATTAAACCTAATCGACTCAGTTGTTTCTGGTGCAGTACCACCGGAAGAAGCACTCACTCCTGTAACGATTGTTTCATATTCGGTCATATCACTAATATTAAAACCCGATATTAACTGAAATTCTGATGCACCATTTGCTGCAGCTCCTTCAGTTATAAGATAATCTAATGTTATAACTTCGTTGTTAGAAGGCTTTTTACCAATAATACCATCACCAAAAAATATCTGATAAAAACCACTAGAGCTTTCTTGTAAATGATATACTTGGCTCGATGGACCAACTTCTTGTAATGTCGAAAACTGAGTATATGCATCAAATGATTGTGACTCTTGGTTAGCCTGAACACGTACTCTAAGAGTAGAGGTGTCTGCATCAGTATCTGATATTTGAAACTTTTGGTTCTCAATATCATTATCAACTCTGTATGACAATGAACGAATAACACCTTGTGCAATTTCAACATCGCTAAAAGTAAACTTCTGATTCGAATCGACAATAGCAGTTCGTGAATTAAGTGTAGAATATGTGTATGTTACATTATCAACTGAAGTAGAAAATTTAGTACCACGTTCTAATACTAATGATGTAGGAAGGTTAGCATTTTGTGCATTACTTGCATCGATAACTAAATTAATTTTAGCTCTAGGTGCTAAGACCGATCGTGGTATATAACCTAATAAGCCTGCACGTGATACGACATTACCTCGTATTTGCGCAGAATCTAAGAATGATTCATTAAGAGCAAAGTGTGCTAGCATAGCATTATAATGTGTATTATATGCAAGAACATCCATTAATACACTTAAACCTGAACCTTCAAAATCATAGTCTTTAAACTGCGACTGAGATTTCATAAAGTTTTTTAAATTGACTTTGATTTGATCAAAATCTAGTTCGGTTACATTTAAATTAGTTGCCATGAGTGGTTACCTTAATCGTTTTAAATTGACTTCAATATCTTGTATTGAATCATCTTCCTTTATACTAAAGACTACTGTTACATTATATTGAGTTTCTTTAGGTGAAAGTTCTACAAGGATATGAATGTTCGCAATACGTGGTTCATATTCTTTAAGCACGTTCAGTATATTATTCTTAATTGCAGCTATTGTAATATTGTCAGCTGGCTCAAATAATAAACCTCTTAAATTCGCTGCGAGTGTAGGAGCAAATGGTCTTTCAAAGAAGTTAGAAATAATTAGATTCCTAACCGCATTCTTAACAGCATTTTCGTTCTTTAAAGGTATTATATCTCTCTTTAAAGGATGGGGTATCATTTGCAGATTTAAATCACTATATCGAGAAGATCCAGTAGCTGTGCGTGAGCTAGCATCAGCTGTATTAGTACCTGTTGTTGTAATTGAATTATATGCCATAATAGTTATTTATAATGGATGACGGTACCGATTGACGGTATCGAAGCCATTTCTCCCACTTCCAGTTGATTGAGGCGCACCATTTAATCCTCGCTTTTCATCTTTCCATAATGGGTGATACTCATCATTAAGGAGTTTAGTTTCAATTGAAGTATCTTTTACTGCAGAATATGACATATATGAATATCCATTTTCTTTCATAATTTGTCGACCCATTTCAGCAATTTCTAAATCATACATGTAAGATCGTGATCCTTTTCTATTTTTTCCAAATAAAAACAGATCTGCATAATACGTATTGTCAGGTTCACTTAAGCCTAATACCATTAAGAATATTTGCTTACCGACTCTCATTTCTTCTGGAATTATTGCATTCTCAGGAATAGCATTTAAACCAATTCCTAGTTCAGCTAGCCCGTCAAATTCTTCATAGGCCTGATAACCAAAGAACTTACCATGTCCTATAAGATCTATAGCATGCCTTAAATACCATGCTTTCTTTTGTGCAATTGATGTGCCTGATGTAGGATGAAGATATGTTCGATCTTTAAAAACAGCATGTGCGCTATCATCAAGGCATCGCATATATGCTTCTTCACTAAAATTTTCTTTTGTAATTAATTCAAATTTAATTGTCATTATATTTTTCTAACCTCCTGCAAAAACATTTCCAGATCCAGCTGCGACTGATGTGCATGTTGGATCACCTACTCTACCACACGATATACCATTTACGAATACAGTTCCAGAACCAGAGCCTATAGGAGTTGCATGACCAGGACAAGGAGATCCTGGCAGTAGATGACCAGTATTACTATCACCTACTCTTGATACTGCAATACCATTAGCAAATACATTGCCACTTCCTGCTGCTTGTACCATTCCAGAACAATGTGCTGCATTGGCATCTCCTATCCTTGCGACTGCTGGCATTATTTTGTCTCCCGTTTCATAAGCTCTTTTAGCTTAGTTTCCCATTGACCATTTAATCTATGTTCCTCCTCTGTATGAGGGGGCGGTATAATATCTGGATTAAACTCTATTAAATTATCAAATGACTTTGGTATATCGTCAAAGTCACTATATGTTTCTATTATTCCTTTATTTAAAATAACAAATTTATGCATTCAAATAACCGGTTAACCAACTTACAAAACCATCCATATCGTTATTCACTTTCTGTGACACCGTAAACGTTTCTGTCTGATTGGTATTATATGTAACTGTTACAGTATATGATTTTGTTTTAAATGAGCTGTTATCAGTAACAAATTTTATAATGTCTTTGTTTGGTGGAACATTTCCAGTACCACTTACAATTGTTGGTGTCTCTAATAAATCACTTGATCCTTTTGTAACATAGTGCACTTGCTCATTAAACGCTGCATTATATTGTCCACTTATTGTTGCACCATTTATTGTGATACCAGAATCTACATTAGTTCCACTTATTACAACAGAATTAATTGTTTCAGCAATAGGAGCTCCATCACCAGTAGCAGATATCGTTTGCGTAAAGGTGGTATCTCTTGTAACATCAGACAAAGTTGATAATACAATAGCCATTAGTTTAAGTCAATCCTTCCTGCATCCATATCGATAGCAGATCCACCATTTATATCCATTGAAGCAGCAGATGTTTTTTGACTACCACTATATGATTCTGTTACAGAACCACCAACAGACTCTTTAACATTACCGGTAATATCTTCTGTTACATTGCCACCAATTGTTTCGTTTTTATTTCCTGTTACATTAATATTCCAATCACCACCAATAGTAGTATTACAATGTGAATCAATTGTTAAGTTACATACACCAGTTATATGCACATTATCGTCACCGGTTGTAATTTGATATTTATTACTGTTACTTTGTACGACATCTCCATTCGGATGAATCTCAACAAATGTGCCAGACATATGTCGTATATTAATTCTTTCTGCTCCAGGTGTATCATCTATTTCAATAATATGGCCAGACGTCGTTTGTGTTACTTTATTATTAGGATAGACTGCAGCATATAAAGTAGCAGGTTCTTTGGATACGGTATCAAGTTCTCGTATGATAGTGTTCGTACCACGTGCCAACAAGTTTGTGTCTACGTAAGTCTCTTCTAAATCAGTACCATCAGTATCTTGTTGAAATTTTGGATATGTTCCAGATGCATCAGAAAAACCTAATGTACTACTTGGCTTTTCTGCATAACTAGATCCAACTGTTCCCATAATAATAGGATCTTGTGCACTAGGTCCATCACGAAAGAAACCCACAACCCACGTACCATTCACTAACCCATGAGTTGTTGTACCAATACCCGATACATTAGCAGAGTTTGTTGGTCCCATCACTGTAGCCCATGGTAACGATGTCGTTGCTATATTCGCTAAAATGTTAGTATGATAACCAAAGCATCTTACTTTAACTCGCCCTAGATAATCTGGGTCATTAATTTCTTCGACGACTCCAGTAAACCAAGTGAAGTGGCCATTTTTAAAACTATCGCTTTCTCTATTCATAATTTATTTACCAATCTTTATATCAGAATCTATGTTATATGTTAAACTATCTTTTTGTATACCTATGTCACATATATATTCAGTGCCATTAAATACGTGAGCTAATTCAGTTATTATGTATTTCCCAGATAAGAGTTTATCTACCATACCATTTTTTCTGTTTCTATCTTGGACATTTGAATCAGTACTTTTCATAATATTTAAATCTAAGATTTTTCCAACAGTCATATTTAAGTCACCATACGTAGTCATATCTAATCCTATAAAAGATAGTGCGTTAAACTTACTGTTCTTATCTCCAATTGATTCTTCTATTACATTATGATAGTTATTTTTTGTATTAAATGATAAAGAATTTTTTGTTATACAAAACTGCTTCGAATCATAATTTTCTGATAGAATTCTATTATCAAATTCAATCTTATCAGAAAATGGTTTTCCTGAACTATTAATTTTTTCGTTATTCTTATAAGAATAATCTGATCTCTTATATGACTTTGTCGATATATCTAATGAATCTGTTCTTGATGCGTATACACCAGAATCAATTGATTTATAGATTGACATATTTAAATCTGAATTTAAAGAAGTTATCTTTCTAGTTGATTCTTCAAAATACTCTTTTGTACCAACAGTAGTTTGAAAGAATGGACTATTATTATATTTTCTATACGAATCTTCATTAATTAATTGCTTATACGAATTAAGTTGTAATCCGTCTTGTATAGTATCATAAAAGAAATAAGGCGTTGTTTCGTCTGATATGTTTCTTAATAACCATTGAATTGCATCTAATGGTTTTAAATCAGGATATATTCCAACTATTTCATCAGAAGAATTGCCTGTAGAATTAATTTTTGTTTTTAAATCATTCGAACATATTTTGTCAATAAGATCATGAATAACTCCAGTAAAAGATCTATTCAATGTTTTTGATATATTAATAAATGCATGCTTAGATAAGCATGTTAACGTATACGACTGTAGACCTACTTTAGGCGTAGTATGATCGAATATATTTGCTATGTTTAATTTGAGATGTATTTTATTGCTCGAGTTAGCATATGTATCTTTAGAGTTGTCTATTCGAATAACTTTTAGTTCCACCTCTTCTCCACCTATGATGTGACCATCAACCAACATACCAAAGCCATCAAGTATTCTAAACTCTGCGTTTATTGTAGGAGAAAACAAACTTTCGTGTATAACAAAAGAAACTAAGAGATCCTTAGCGTTAATCTTTGTACCATCATTCAACGTTACTGTAAAGCTTTCAACAGTATATGAATTTGGTAATGTTGCTCTACCGCCTGAAGTTTTCGAAGCGTTATTAGACATTCATAGCTTCCTCAAATTCTTGTAAGAACTGTTCCATATAATTAGGATCAATGATTCGAATGTTTGATCGATCATCATTGATTTCTATTAAACGTGCTTTGTTTGACACATAAGTTATATCATTGCCTCTAGCAGTAACGTTAGGAACAATTCCGAATTGTTGATTATGTGAATCATAACCTCCGCTATATACTAATGGTGTATTAAATACCGCATTACTTAGAATACTTCCATTCGCAACTTTATCTGTTGCACTATCACCTGTTGGTGTATAACCAGCTTCCGTCTGTAAATCCTTATTCCATTGTAACTCTGAGTATACAGTCGATGATGGAATAACCTTAGGTGCAGTGAGAGGCCTACGTGACTCATCGTTTGTTTCATAATAATATGCAGGAGCATTTGCATAATCATAAACTTCTCCTACTTGCAAAGAAAACAGTGTTTGACTATCAAGTTTAGTTTGTGAAGCTGATAAAAATTCTCCTACTTGAAAATTACCACCATGTATAGAAGCTGAAGTCGCACCAGTTCTAGGATCAATACCAACCTGATTATTGTTTGCGTCTAATGTTGTTTCTCCAGGAATAATATCCTGTAAAATAATTTGTTGTAAATCTGTATCTTTTCTTACAATTCTACCAACTGCTCCTGATGTTGATCCATATACAAGCTCGCCTAAATTTAATATACCTGCAACTGAATTTTTAGTTCCTTGAGCTCTATTATCTGCGTCTCTTAAGACCTCAGGAGTAAAACATAGAGCTTTACCCGAATATGAAGTTTCTATAAAATTATATAATGATTCTTCGCTTAATGGCCATGCCTGCATACCATCATGTAAAAAGTCGTTAATGACAAAAAATGTCCAATAGAAATCCGGTGTACCATATAATTCTTGAGATATAATATCAGGCCTTGCACCGTTTTTTATATTATACATCTTATATAATAGTGCATCATCAATAAAATTTCCTTGTGGCTTAATAGCACGAAAGATATTAACCATTTGCTGTACGGTACCAGTACGGTTAAAATCATATCCTACTTTTGGAAATTGGCTAAAAAACATTTGTAACTCCTATTAATTAACGAAAAAGACTTTTTACTCTATTAGGTACAGAGAATGATCTGTTTGATTTATCATTTAACTGCCTAGCAATATTATCCTTTAACTGATCAATCGACGCATCAGGATTATCAGTTTGAGTTTGGTTTGCATAAAGCTTCTCTCTTGTAATAGCCTGAGTCTCACTAAAGTTAAGTGTTAAATCAATTTCAGTAGGTGAACCATCAGCATGATACATATTAGTGCCAGCGTTATATGTTACCTGAACACCCGTCAAATATGACTCGAGAATAACAGGCATAAATTTATTTTCACCAGCTCCGTAATGAAACTTAATATCAAAAGTTGGAGGATATTCTAGGAATAACCCTTTGTTTGTTTTTAATTCTGGGTAAGCCGCTGCCCTAAATAAGTTTTCAATAAGTAATGCTTGTTCTGCTTCTGCCTGAGATTCTGCGACAAGCTTAAACGAAAAGCTAAATTCTCTTACATTAACATTATTAAACTGTAGAGTTGTATTAGGATTTAATGCTACACCTTGTTGTATTTTCTCTTTGGCAAATAGCGCTTCAGCACCAAAATTATCTGCAGCCTTTGCTAATGCAAACGTCGCGATATCCTTTCTTTCGCCTTCACTCAATCCAGTGTTTTTACCAGATTCTGAATCGAAGCCGACACCTTGGCCACCAATAACACCTAGATCAACAGAACCATACGATGCGGTATCACTAAGCGAAAAGCCTGGTGGCAGATATAAAAATACCGTAGCATTTTCTGGTAAAGCGCGTTTAATAAAATTAAAAGAAACGAACGATGTACCATAATCTGAGCTCGCTCTTAACGATTCTGGAAAGCAGTATATGCTCATATATTTGTCCTATAAATACAATAAACTAATTAATTATACCTTTATTTATATGGCTTATTCAGGCAAATACAAAATAAAAAAACCAGAGAAGTATGTCGGAGATCCGTCTAAAATAACATACAGATCATTATGGGAGAAGTCTTGCTTTAAATGGTGT